TTCGGCAACCTTTGCGGCGGCCTTCTCGACCTCGGCGGTTTCGGCGAGCGCGTCACGCTCGGCGGCAGCCTTCTCGAAGTGGGCGGTCATGTCGGTGAGTGCTTTCCGCAGATCGCCGAGTTCCTTCGCCAACGCTTCGTCAGCGACCGGAGCCTCAACGACCGGGGCAGCGTCGTGGGTTTCGTCCACGGGGTTCATCTCCTGGTCGGTGATTAGGTCTGCAAACGCGTCACTGATCGGGTCGTCGGCTTTCATCACCAGCCAACCCTCGACGAGAGAAGCGGGATGATCGACGCCGGACACCTCTTGAAGTTCGAGGTCTACGAGTTGATGCGCTTGCACGTCGGCAACTGTAGATGCCGCTTTTGCCGTTGTCTGTAGAGGACGTCTCTACGGCAACGGCGCGACCCATCCGTCAGCGAACCGATACTGATACGGGCTGTCTCGGGTGCCGTCCCCGAACCGCACCGGCGCTTGCTCGATCGATGGTCGCAGCCGTGTCTTGCAACGGCACGACGGGTGAGCGGGCGGGTTGCCTGCCCCACCCGGCCAGAAGAACTCGCCCGCGACCGGTACGGCAGTGCCGCCGAGCGGTGTGCAGATCGGGCACACATCGAACGGACCCGTGATCCATTCCTTCTGCGAATCCGGCGACGCTACCCCGGCAGCGATCATCGCGTCGTGCTGCGCCTGTATCCCTGCATTCTGAGCGACCGCGATTTCGGTGCGGGCGATCATGCGGGCACGCGCCCGCCGGAGCCGATCGCCGTGGCGTGCCATCTGCTTCTCAGCGACGTTCAGAACGCGTTGAGCGTCCGCTCCGTTGCGTGCAGCCCGATACCCGGCGGCGTTGCCGGAGCGTTGCACAGCGAGCGCCCAGCGGTCGTTGAGGCCGCGTGTATGCACTGCGACCCGCGAAGCGAGATCAGCGCCGGTCGGCGTGACCGGTGATACCTCCGATAGCGCGGTGTAGATCGTCGACGCGGTTTGCTGCGGGGTCAACCCGACAACGGTCCGCCCTGTTTGGAACGACTGCGTCACGGTGAACGAGCTTTGCACGATCACGTCGATCGAGTTGATCGTGACCCGCGACAAATCGGTCAAGATGCGTTGCGACTGGAACCGGGCGTGGATGCGTGCCGGGGCGTTCGGGTCGGTCACGTTGAACGATCGGATTGTTGGTTGCCACACGACCTCGTCGAGTGCTTTGCGCAGCTCCTGCGTTGAGCGCAGACGGACGTTCGATCCGAGTTGACGCAGCCGCCTGTTGACGTCTTTGCGTTGCTGGGCGGCGTCGTCCATTTCGCCAACCTGAAACGCTGCGAACAACGGGCGTTCGATCATCGTCGGGTCATCTTCGACGAGGTTCGTGATTCGGCGCGTCAACGCTGTCGGGCGGACACGGCCGTAGATGTAATCCTCGACGAGCGATGTCGGGATGGCGTCAGCGATGCGGTTGAGCGCAGCAGCCAGAGTGCGTTCCGAGCCGTACAGTTTGTCGCTGTCGGTCGGGCGGAACTCGGGGCGGTGGTTGTCGTGCCGCTGCTTCTCGACCAGCCGCACCCGGACGGTCATCTGCGAACGAACACTGATCCTTCGGGCGTCCCTGACGTGACGTCGAGGAAGATGCCGTCAGGGCAGTGGACGCCGTTCGGGCCGAACCAGATCGCGTCGTGGCCGCCGTTGGGTGGTTTGACGCCTGTAATGATCGGGCCGGTGTTGTCGGTGCCGTGGTGGATGTGGGCGTGAACGCTTGACTGGGTGTCGTCGGACACCTCGAAGCCGTACAGGACACCATCGTCTGCGGCGATGAGTTGACTGGTGCCGGTCAAAGGCACGATCTCGGTGGGCGTGTCATACGATCGGTGCGATGTCGCCATCAGTCCACCTCGGCGACTTCGTCGTTGGGTAGCCCGCCGATCTCCCGCAGATAATCGTCGAGCGTGTCGTCCGGCATCAACGCTCCGGCTGTCGCGAGGCGGGAAACGTAGTTGGAGATCGTGTCGAGGTCAGGTGCGCGTGGAGCGGTGTACGTGATCGTCGGAGCGAGCCGGGGATCGATGCCGTTGATTCGCATGAGGCGAGGGATCGCGTAGCTGTTCAGGACGTCTGCGATGTTTGCGAGGTACGCCGAAATCGAATCTTGGAACAGTTCGATCTTCGATACGGACAGTGCTTGCGCTCCGATCCGGTCGTGGCCGACAAGCAAGAAATCGGCGAGCATCGTCATCGCGATGCGGGTGTCGTAGCGTCCGATGATCTGGTTCGTGTCGAACTGGCGGCGACCGCCGGTCGACATGAGTTTGATGTCGTAGGCGAGGTTCCCGGTTTCAGGGTCGTAGGCGAGCGGGAACACCAGCCCTTCTTGCTCGTCACGGCGAATGTTGCGCACGATTTCTTTGATCGCATCGAGCGCTTGGGTTTCTGCTGCCGTCGCCGAGTTCGACAACAGTTGCGGCGGCACCAACGCAACCGGCATACCGGCAAGGTCTCGCTCGATGCCGATCGCCTCAATCTCGGTGATGCGCTTCTGGTAGTACCAAGAGACGTATGCGGATCGCAGGATCGAGCGTCCCTGCGGGTTGTTCATCCGGGTCGTGGTGCGAAACAGCAGGCACTTGTCGATCGGTAGGAGCGTGTTGGTGCCTTTCGACGGGTCCTGCTGGACAGCGCCCTCGATCCCGCCGTTGCTGTCGAGCCGCCATTCCGTGATCGTGTCTTGGGCACGCACCGGCAGTTTCCGCCACCCGATCCTGCCGTCATCAAACTTCGATGATGTGCCGTCGGCAGCGAGTCCTTGCCGTCGTTTGTACACGATCTCATGCAGCGAATAGCCGTACACAAGAAACCCGAGCACCGACGACACGAAATCTTCCCACGACGTCGACATGTCAGACATGCAAGAGGCAACAAACTCGGCTTCGTCGATCGCTGCTTGATCGTCGGAATCAGCGGGCTGAACCGTCCACTCCACTGACCGGAACAGCATCTCGATCGAAGCGAGCGTCGCGCCGATCACCGGATGGTTCTCCGCCATCTCCCGGTAGATCGCCATCCCTGAACGGCCCTGCAACTGCCGCAGGAAGTCCTCAGTGACCTGTCCGGCGTTCACCGACAACCCAGCGGAACCGACCTCAGCGAAATCCGTGGAGGTTGCCTTCTTCGTTTTGACCGGAGTCGTCCGGCTACCCGTCCTCTGCGCCACGGTCGGCAGCCTACTTGCTGGTGACGGTCGGGGATAGGGCTGCGTCGAATAGCGCCGATTGACTGTTGACCTCGTCGAGCCATCGCGCCAATCTCGCCAGATTGACGTCGGGACCGAAAACGAGAAACGTGCCGTCGGCGGAGTCGCACCCGATCCACTCGGCGTATCGCAAACGCTGGTGGCTGTTCACTCGCCCCATGTGCGCCCATACTCTACGGTGATTCGCTTCGGCAACGATCGATCGCACTTCCGACCCGAGCTTCCATTCCGTTGTGCCGCCGACGAAAACTGCGCCGATCGCATCCCACGGGACTGTGTCAACAGTTGCGCCGTCTTGCAAGACGATTGCCAGCGGAACCGGCCAGTCGTCTTTCGGGAACTCATCCCATCGGCGGAGAGTCGCTGCCCAATCACCGACGACATCCGGCACCGTGACGAACAATGCGTTCGGATGATTGGCAACAAGTTTCCGATACTTTGCCAATGTGAACGCATCAGGTTGAGAAAAACACCCGTTATCAATGATCGTTGAAATGTCGTCGGTGACCCGCAGACGATTACCTTGAGCGGGCGTAATAATCGCTCCCAAGTCATCACGAGTCGCCATTGCACAACGGATCGATTCAGTTGACGGATTTCCGAAGTAGATCAACTATCGCCTGGGACCATCACCGTGAACTCAGTCAGCGGCTGCTCGTATCGCTGGCGGGCCATAGCGACGAACGGGAGAGCAACAGCAACCATGATCGCCTTGCCGAAGATCTGTCCGGTGATGTAGTTGAGCGACCCGAACGCGAGCCACAGGAATACGATCGAGTCTGCGATCGACCCGACGACGTTCGACGCAGCGACAGCGATCGGCCAGTTGCGCTCTCGCAGCGGCGCGTACACGCCGAGATCGAACAGCTCGGCGAGCAAGAACGCTGCGCCTGATGCGACGGCGATCGACGTTACGCCTCCGGGGATCGAGACGGCGTCGCTCAGTAGCCACGAGAGACCGGCACCTGCGGCGATCGCGGGGACGACGACGCTAACTCCGCCGTACTCGTGGATGACGTCGCGCAGCCCGAACGTCAGACCAGCGAAGAACACTCCGGCTGGTGCGGTAAGACCGAGACCGATGCCGATCACGCCCCACGTTTCGAGCGCCCAGTTCGCGCCGATTATGGCGAGTAGGAAAGCGGCGATGCTGCCTGCGAGTTTCATGGTTCTCCTCCTGTGGTGGTGGGGTCCCAGCTTATCTACTCGCCGTGCGAAGTGAGCGATAGATCGGCCTCGATGCGGCGTGCTTTGCCGCCGATCGAGTAGCCGCGCAACTGTCCGGCTTTGACGAGTTCCCACGCCCACGATTCCCACACGACCCCCATGAACGGGGTCTCCGCTGGAAACTCGACTTTGCGAACATCCTCGCCGGGCAGCGACAACGACGTTTGGATCGGCATCGGCCACGTCAAGATCTCAACCATTTCACCGGCTGCTTTCTCGGAGTGTTGGAGGAAGATCGTGCGGTCACCCGACCGGACCCAATCCCAGATCGCTTTCTGCAACGTGTCCGAGTCGATGAACTCGCCGTGCCCGTCCAACCGACCGGGGACGTACACCGGGCCGAGGGTGTAGCGCTCCTCGGCTTTAGCGAACGGCACGACCTCATGAAGCGCAGCGAGTTTCGTTGTCGTGTCGCCGGTCGTGTACGGCGGAGCGAACCCGATCGCTTCGAGCCGGTGCTCAATGACGTGACGGGCGAGCATCACGTTGTCATCGTCGACGTTCTTGTGCGTCAGGTGATGAGCGGCGATCAACTGCTCGGCGGTCATGTCGTCAAGCGAACGAGAAAACGACTCAATCTGGGCGAGGCGTTCTTCTGCTGCTGCTTCTGTCGGGTAGCAACCGAACCGGCGTCCCCGATCTTCGGAGTAGACGCACCATTCGCCGTTCTCCTCAACGATGTCTTTGCGGAGGTCGTAGTCCATTTGCTTCTCCAATCGGTCACGGGTGCGTTCGGCCCATGTCATTGCGTTCATGCGGTCCGTGCCGAGCGAGCCGCCCCATAGCAGCCACGCGACCTGACCGGGGGTTGGGCGTTCCGTTTCGCCCCGGAGGTACTCGCCTGCTTTCGGCGAGTCGAGGTCGCCTCGATGTCGAGCGAACCACGCCGCCATCCGGGTCACCTTGTCCTCGGAGACGTTGCCGCCTGCCATCGCACGAGCCTCCCGGACCGTGGCGGGACGTAGACCGTCCCCGGCGTATTCGAGGAGGTCTAAGCCTCGGGACGCGTTAGCGGCAATGTAGGACGGGACAGCAACCACATCGTGATGCTAGTTCACTACACCGACCACGGCGACCGGCGGGTTGATTGAAACGGGACGACCGCTTCCGGTTCCCGAGCACCAACCATCAACTCTGTCAGCGCCCATACGAGCGCGTCGAGGCGGTCCGGCGACGGGCCGTCCGGTGTCCACGTACACAACTGATCTTCGAGATCAGGGAACGTCCCTGCGTGATGCACCCTGCCCTGCTCGTACAGGGCAGCGACGGGTTCGGCTCGGGTGCGTTTCCCTCGGGAGGCGTGAACCAGCTTCACGGGGACAGTGGCGTCGACGGTGCGAAGCGTGTGCGAGATCATGTCGCCGCCCTGATTCGCTTCGGCGACGATCCGATCGGCTTTATGGACGTGATGCGCGGTGACCGCGGCGGACGCCCATTCGGCGGGGCTGCCTTTCATCGACCGGTCCTCCAGAACATAGCCGTGGCCGCGGTCGTC